TGCGTAACGACCACATCATATTTCTTTTTACTGCCTACTTCCCAGATAACCAGGTGACCATTTCGCACAGCCGCCTGCACGTCTTTCCCCGAAGAAAGAATCTCTTCTATCTGTCTGACGGCAGTTGGCGAAAGTGAAATCTCATGTTTCATTTTATTCCGCCCAATAATGATATTTTACCCCTATATTATACCACAATTCTATACTGTAAATCAATAAAATACAATGCCGAAAGTTTCTGTATTGTAAAGTTTCTGCTATTTTTGTGCACTTTTACCATGGTCTTTTTATTATTTCCACCTGGCTTGCTGTGAAACTCTGGGCATAGTCGGAGAGCATAGCCATGGCGTCCGGAACGTCGTCATGTTTGTTCCTGCCCATCATGGTGTATGAGCAAAGCTGACCAAGAAAACCACGGTATTCCTTGTCTTCTTTTATTACCGAGGAATCTTTAAATAAGCAATGCTGCTTCACCCACGGTTCAGCCATGATGATTTTCGTCTCTTTGTTTTGCGTAGTGTACTTTGTTGTTATCTTGGTTCTTCCGCCTTTTGACCGTATCTCATTCTGTATCTTTTCAGCGACACGTCCGCCGGCAGAGTTGCTTTCAAACCGGCTCATATGGATCTTGTGCTTCAAGCATTTGGCCGTCAACCGTGGTTCAACTACTTCCGGATTTGAATTGTCGCAGACCACATCCTCAATATAATAATCCTGACCATACTGATATGCTATCGGCATCACACAGTAGTCTGAGCCTTTATCCTTGGTATCGCAGACCGATATAATAGCATCCGGATCGCCGTCAGGCAGCTCAAAATACCGTCTCAGCTCATTCTCCCCGTAAAGCAATCCCTCACGCTCAATCGGCTGATTCATGTACAATGCTCTCCAGGACGCATCATCCATAATCTCCCTCTGTTCGTGGTAGAATTTTGTAGTAAACCCTGCTTCAATCGGATAATCAAAATTACTCTCGTCGTTTTCATCCAATGCAGGCATAACAATAAACCGTGACTTATCCGCATCCGCATACTGTGATTCCAACCGGCCAATGACGTCCCGCACCGACCACCTAGTGGCGATATGAAGCTCGACCGCATCACCAATTTTTCTTTGTCGCAGATCGGTCGTGTACTGCTGCCACAATTTCTCCAGCCGATCCGCAGATAATGCCATCTCCAGGTCCGGAATCAGGTCGTCGCAGTACAGCAATTGCTCTGCTCTGACCTTACCGGCATTGCCACTTCCTACCGAAGAAAATTCCAGTGTAGCGAATCTTTTGCCATCTCTTTTGCTCTTGCCGATGTCAATCATCATATCTTTTGCATTCGTACCAATGACATTAAGCTCCGGAAACACGTCATGCCAGAGATAGTCTCCGTCCTTATCCATCATTCTCAAGCACTCCTGATACGCCCCACCTAGGAACGAATTCGCATGAGAACCAGTTAGTATTGGCTTCTCTGGATGCTTTCCCGCCAACCAAGTAAGATAGAACAGTGCTAACGCACTCTTTCCCGTGCCAGGAGGCATTGATACCGCAAGTAACTCGAGCTTCTGGTCCTCCAGATCCTGCATCGCATCCACAACTTGCTTCAGCTGCTTCCGCCTCGGTATATAAAACTTCTTCTCATTCGCTCTGTTCTTTTCCATATAAATCAGGTAACTGTCAAAGCTCTCAACAGCATCAAACAAATGGCACTTGAAATACAATTCAACCGCCCGTATCCCACCGCCATTCCGTATATGCCCCGTTGCCAACCGCCTGATATCACTCGTCCTGACATGGTCCTTCAGTACCCGTGCCAACTCAAACGCATCACACAATGCCGGCAGATCCTTTTCCCCAAGCCGTATAAGCTTCCCTTCCGTTGCCCTTATCTCTTCCGTAGTCATAAAAACGGACTACCCCCTTATCCAAAAGAGTAGTCCGTAGTGACTGTTACACCTGCCGTAATGCAGATGCCATAATTTTTATATGGAATTTTATCCCTCGATATGTTAAAATATCATCATCTTACGAATCGGAGGAAATAACCGTGAAAAAGCTTCTCGCAATTATACTAATTCTTCTGTTATTTATCCCAGAAACCGTAGCATTCGCAGCTAATATCGATTTTTCCCCAATGTCAGATCCTGAAATCCTCGATATAATCGACGCTGCAAGAGCAGAACTTGTTAAACGTAAAGCCGAAGGTAATTTTGCCATTATCGACCAGGACGGAGTGCAAATGTACCAAACCGGTAATTACAGGATAACCGAGTATAATGCTAACGATATTACCATGCAAATTGAAGTAGTTGTAATTAATAATCGTGATGTACCAATAACCATTTTTGACAATGGCACAAGCGTTAACGGTTGGGCTGTCGATCTACTTGGTACATCAAGCATTCCTGCCGGTAAATCCAAGAAAGACAACATTAGCTTTAATATGTACAAAGCAAACATAACCAAAATGGAAGAAATTCATGAAGTCGAATACTGTTTCAAGATCTATAACGACAATGATTTCATGAATCCAATTATCGCAACACCATCAATTTACGTTCGATAACCAACAGAACATTCTTTGGCCATCCTCACTCAGAGGGTGGCCTTTTTTATTTTTCCGGAAATTCCATAGCACACATTCCAATACACTGCGGAATTTCATACACCTCAGACCCGATCCGCTTCACACAGACATACCGTGTATCCTTCCATCCATTTCGTGTATCATTCATGCTTTCTTCCCCAATAACAATGTCCTCTTCCTCAAACATCCTGACGCCGTCAATCTCCCACGACGCAGCCACATACTCCTTCATGTCCTCTACCGTGGCAAATACCTTCGCTTCACCCATAGCATCTTTGAAACTGCCCCTGTGCGGTCTGTAGATTACCATCTTTGTTCCCCTTTTTTTATTTCAAAAATTTTTTCAGAACTCCGGCATTTCCGGCATCTTCATCCAATACCTTATCTCCTCTATCTCTTCCGATACCACCGGCTCATCAGGTTCATATTCCTTGTTCACAAAACCGATGCTTATTTGCTTCGGCCTCTCTCCAGTCGTTGCATACGCCCAGCCACACACCAGCACCTCTTCACCCTGCTCCGGCAGGTCTTGCGTGTTCTCCATCGGGATCCAGTTGTTCATTGTCTTTTATCTCCTTTTTATTTTTTGATTTTTTTACTTCAGGATCGGCTCATGCTGTCCCTGTACCCATTCTCCACCCTTACCATACCGATACATCCCTCTGTACGTGTTCTCATTATTCCAGATGCTCTGGACCGTAGATATCACAAACGGCTTCCCATTCCTGGTCTTGTACCCTTCCTGATTCAACGCCTCAACCGTTGAGTTCATCGTGTACCCTTCCGCCTTCCTCTGGAAGATATACCTCACAGTCGGTGCCTCTTCCTCATTTATAACCAAAGCACCATTCACCACCTTGTATCCCATCGGGGCCTTGCCTCCGGCATATCCGCCATGCTTGGCCTTTTGCTTCCGTCCACCGGACATCCTGACCCTGATATTCTCCTTCTCTATCTCCGCTACAACCGCCATGAAATTCTCCAATATCATAGCCGTCAATCTATCCTGCGCACTCCAGTCTTCCTTCACGCTGATAATCTCCAGGTTCAACTCCTGCAATTTTGCCTTGAACCCGTAGTACAAATTGATATCCCTAGCCAGCCGGTCCGCCTTCGCTACCACCACATACTGCGTCGGAGGATTCGTTACCTCTCCCTCCAGCAATCTCCCTAACGCAGGCCTCTTCTTCTCGGCTCCACTCACTCCCTCATCTATATACCAGTTAACAATCTCAATCCCGTTCTTCTCGCAGTACTCCCTTATCATCTCCCGCTGCGACTCTATCCCAAACTTGTCCTCTCCTACCTGCCCTGCCGTGCTTACCCTGCAATAGGCTACCGCTCTCTTCTTTTCCATCGTTTTATCCCCCTTTGAAGTTGCTTTTATTATATACGTATACTTTTACTTTGTCAAGCAGAAATTTACGTAAATTTGGGTGATACGCCTTTTTTCTTTGAAAAATATTTGAGGGGGTAACCCGCCTGCCTGGCCCTGGCCCTGGATCCCCCCCCAGGTGGTGTCAAGTTTTTATGCTTTACATTATGCTGTCAAGTAATTTTACTTAACAGTCAATGTAAAGATGTTTTACTTTACAGCCAAGCAAGGCCGATATACAGCCGGATGATCCAAAAAGCTGGCCAGCCGGCAAGGCCCGACGGGCCGACGACGGCGACGACGACGGAAGCCGGAAAAACACTGATCAGAACAAGCCGGAAGCATGCAGCAAGACGGCCCGAAAAAAATCTATAAAATTTACGTTTAATTTCAATTTTACTATTGACATTTACGGTTAATCTGTTATAATAGTATGCGTAAATATAAAAGGCCATACGGCCGGAAAGGGCACAACATGAAAAAAGATCTTTTTGGAAAACTCACAAATGCAGAGGCCGAGATCATCAGCAATCTCTGGTATGACTGGCAGAGTAGCAAGACGGATGCAGACAGAAGAATGAATGCTATGTCTCTCATAACCTTGCTTCATTGCTTTGCACTGTACCACAAAACGAATATTGCTACGGTTTGGAATTGGTGTTTTTACTAATTAAGGGTTTATACTATGCAAGCAAGAAAAACACTTGCTTGTATGAATAAGCCTTTAAAAGGCAAGGGCACACCGGATAGAGATTGAAAGAAAGATCGAATTGAGACTAGAGACTCGGCCGGAAAAAAAGCGTTGATCCTGTTGCAGCAAGATCAACGCAAGCCCTTAAACAAAATTCATTCCACCAAGAACAAATAATTGAAAAGGAGCTTTATTATTATGTCAAAGAAAGCAAAGAATGTCAATGGTTATTTTAACACTGAAACAATAACCAAATTCGGGAAGACTCTGGCAGCAGCTAGGGAAGCAGTAAAAACCGGTACAGATCTCAGAGTGAGAATTTCCAACAGTAATATTAAAATGGGGGACGTTCCTAGTGTTTCCATGGTTCCGTTTTTTTCGTGCCCTGGTATTTGCAAAAAAACTTGTGGTAAAAAATGCTATGCTGCAAAGATTGCAAACCTGAGGCCGGCAGTCCTTTACAGCTACGCCATTAACCAAGCCTTGGCAATGCTTAGACCTAATATATACTGGCAGTCAATAGACCTGGCTTGCAAGGGGACAAAGTTTTTCCGGTTCCATGTCTCTGGCGACATTCTCAGCAATGATTATTTTGAACACATGATAGAAATAGTTAAAAATAATCCTACTACCCAAATTTTATGCTTCACAAAGCAATACAGCATAGTTAATGCATGGATCGCAAAAAATGGCCAGCTTCCCGAAAATCTGCATTTACTGTTTTCAGGCTGGGAAGAAATGCAGCCGGAAAATCCGTATAAACTGCCAGAAACAAACGTAATCCCCAAAAATGCACCTGATGCCTGGTTGGATCTTCCGGACGAAACATACAAAATGTGTGGCGGAAATTGTTTTAATTGTGCTTGCCGTGGCCTGGGCTGCTGGGAAGCAAAACAAGGGGAAACAATTGTTTTCCATTTACATTAATCTGAAAATAAGGGGGATAATTCATAATGAGTACAGAAAACATTAATTCAATAGTTAATGAATACTTTGAATTGCAACAGACTATTGAAACATTAACCAGACGCCAGGAAGCAATTAAAAACCAGCTTCAGGAAACAATGTTAAATAATAATAGCCTGGTATTAAATGGCGACGGCTGGCGGGCTACTTTGACGGAAACTAAAACCAGCCGATTCGATACAGCAGCTTTTAAAAAAGTACATATGGACCTTTACACTGCATTTTGCAAGGTAGCAAGCGGGACCCGATTCACATTAAACCATATCAAAACGGCATAAAGGGGGAAAATAAAACCATGAAAGAAAATATAGAATTATGTATCCGGAATAAAGACGGCTATATTATCGCCTGGATTGTAGGCATGAGCGACGACGAAATAACAAAGTTTTTAAAAAACAATCCCGGGTCCTATCGTAGTTATGAGGTTATATAATCATGTACACAATAATATTATTTGTAGTTTTAATTTGGGCTATAAATGAAGCAAGTAAAGCCCTAAAAAGCCCAAAAGTAAAGCGGATCCATTCAGCAGAAATATGTTACAAGCAAAGAAACACTGATTATGAAAGACGCCGGAAAGAGGCCATAAAGGCAGCAAAGGAAAGAGAAAAAGAAATAATCCAGGCGGAAAAGGCAAGGCAAAAAAAAGAGCAGGCGGAAGCCGATAAAATCTTTTTAATGCAGCAATTAGAAATAGTATCCGATATGCTATTATCTGTCGATGAAGAATTAAACCAAATAAACCAAGCAATCAATATTGATATGGCTATACGGTCCTACGACAAAGAAATAAAAGACCGAAAGCGAAAAGAACAAATTGTCAAAAAGCTCTTAACACTGGAAACAAGGCAACACGCATTAGAAACAAAGCTTGTAAAAGCAGAATATATTATACAGGCGGGATAATATCCCGCTTGTTTTTTTATGCCTTTATAGGCCCTATAAACGCCTTTACAGCTTTCGGATATATCGATATATTAACCATATCAAGAAAAGCCCGTATAAAGCCAAACAAAGCCATTTACAGCCAAAAATACAGCATCGCAGCGGATTGTATATAATTCCAGGAAAGCAAAAATCCGGCATTTTAACCAAAGAAAGCCCGAGACGGCCATACAAGCCGCTACACGGGCATTTTATTTTTTAGTAGTATCTTTACACTTCCGGCTTTTCATGCGCTCAAAATCGATTGTAGAGCCGTCTCAGAGCTATAAATTTTCTTTATATGCCATAACTTTTCCTTATGCTACTTGCTTTAATGCGCTAAAGCGTTAAAGTCTTTAGCTCGCTAAAGTGCTAAAGCAAAAATCAGACCGAAAAAGGTCCTTTCTGCGCCTTCTGCGCCCTGGAAAATGTAAAAAATGCCCGTTCTGCGACATTCAGAGCGGGCAAAAAGTGGATCTAAACATTTGTTTAGAGCCTAAACATTTTTATCATGTCAGTTCATGCGAGTATAAATTCCCCTTATCCTTCCGGCAATTCTGCGTACTTTTCTACGATGCTTTCTGGATCCTGGGAATCGCCGAGCGGGTTAGCTGGAGCGACAACCAGATCGGTTTGGTCTTTCATACCGAAGAAGTTTTTAGCACGGAAGATGTAAGTAACCTGGGGGATTTTTCCACGGCTGACAAGTTCTGCGTCGAGAGCAGCCAGGATTTCCTTGGCTTTTTTGATCATATCCGTTCTGTTCTGCGAACAGCCCTGACCGTTTTCCCATTGCCAGACGACCTGGCGGACGGTACCAAGGGCAAGGCACATTTTCTCGACCGTGGGAATTTCTCCGGTTTGGTTAACACGTTCGAAGAATTCATTGAGACGTTCTGCGCATTCGTCGTCGGTTTTTACGCATTTTCTGCCGTACCAATACAGGACATTTGAAGCGATTTCTTTGATATCGTCTTTTGTGGCGGATGCTGTTGCTTCGACGGAAGCCGATTTGGATCCACGACGTTTTCTGACGATATCGGTTAATTGTTCATCGGTCAATTCGAGAGGTTTAGTTCTGGGCATCTGACCACCTCTTTCTTTTCAAATTTTGCATTAATTCTATTGTGTGTATAGCTTGTAAAACAACTTGTAATTTCAGACGTGAATTTATACCACCCAAAAGTCAGACGTTGAGAAAGCTAATGTCTATAACAGGAAAACGAAGCATTTTTTCAATTCTGTGCTTTCTTTGCTTCATGCAGTGCGTTCATGCGTTCACGTGCAGCCTGTTTCTGTTCTTCTGTCATCTCACGTTTGGGAGACGGGTTAATTCGGATCCATTTCTTTGGAATGGTATAATCTACGGATCCGGCTGGCTGCCATGTATCGAGTTCACGCTTGCACTCGTTTGGGTGCTCTTCTGCGAGTTTAGCGAGACGTCGCTGGAGCGGACCGTTGAAGGTATAGACAGAAGCGACTTTTTCCTCTTCGTTGAAGTTGATAATGGTTTCTTGTTCGAGGCGGGATCGTTTAGCTATTGAAATCACCTCCCTTCTGCACGAACAAAACATCCTTGTCAAACGGCCTGGACGGGATGTCCATAAGTTCCGGCCGTTTCTCTTCTGTCCAGGCCAGACCGCAGAGGTTCCAGATTGCTGCGATCAGGTGGTCTTCGTCGGTATATCCGTCGAGGTATTTGACAAGGTGCCGGAAGGCCGAATCGGCGAAGGAGTGGGCGGGGATGCCTTTTTCCCAGTTCCGTTCCTCGTATTTCTGTGCGCCTTTTTCGTAGTGTTTGGCCAGACGGAGCAGGACGCACATCGGGAGCAAATCGAACCGGCCCTTACCTTCGTGCAGGTCACGGACGGCACCGGTGGAGAATTCTGTTCTGTCGCCTGAGTCGCTTATGTTTGACGTGTTATCACTTCCCTTCTGCTTTAGCAATTCTATCGGGCAGATCTGTCTGCCGGCCATTCGGCATTCTTCCTGGCGTTCGCAATTAGTACAATCTATTCCTCATCATCTCCTTCCGTCATGATATCCAGGATCTCAAGCTCATCGATATCGTAATACTTCCCGTCGCCTGATTCGGCAGCCAGACAAGTAAGTACCATACCGAACACGCAGCCAACCAGGAAGACTATGGCAAAGCAAACGATAATTGAACCAACACCCATTCTACTTTCACCTCATCACTTCTGCCTTATTTGGATTGCGATACTCATATTCTCTGATGATATCAACATGTCTAAGAATCTCATGTGCCCACATCTCGATATGCCCAGGGTAATTATTAGCTTCTGCGCTTGCCCGGGCTATCGCTTCAGCCAGTTCTTTAATTCTTCTTCCGCTGCTGATATATGCTGGCGTAGCACCAAGCACCGGAGGACTGCTGTAATCGTCATTCATTCTTTCACCTCCTCATTCTGTGGATAAATCAATTCTTTAATCCGCCTTCTGCATTCCTTGCAGATAGCCAGACCGTCATAGTGTGGACCGTACAGCTTTTCGACCCGACCGCAAATCAGACACCCGATACCGAAGACAGGTTCTGCATCAGTATATTCACGAGAGATAAAATCACGAGCAGAAGTAACAGCCACTACATCCCATCCTTTCTTGCTTTCGCACCATCCCAGGCTTCAACCAGAGCATCGGCATTTTCCAATGTCCGGTTGAGCCGGTAATTGTTTCTTGCAGCCTCTGTCAGCTGCCACATTTTTGAGTTAAACCGTAGGAAGGCAATAGCAGATTCTACGGTTGCTTTGTTTTCTCGGTACTTAATCATAGCCTTCTGCTTCTCTGCCTCACCTTCGGCCTGCGTAATGATATTATTCCTGTACCGGTCATAGATATCCCGAAGCATATACCAGAGCAGGCAATCAGCTGCCGGCAGTTCTGGATCAGGAATCCGTTGAAAGTCATATGCTGCGACCTGTATTTCATCCAGCGTCATCAAAATGGCAAATCACCCACTTCCGTTACTTTCTGCTTGTAATCGTCGGTATTCTTGATCCAGGAATAAGGTTTTTCCTTTGTGTCTCCAACATCAACCACACGCTTGGATCTGGCGGAATACCATGTCTTGACCGCATTGTCCTTTGTGGTCCTCAGTGTACCAACCAGCCGATTCTTAGTTACCTTAATCAGGCCGTTGACCGTGTCACTATCATCAACCCGTTCATACCGCAGGATAATGTCGGCCTTGTTTGTGATATCGGATGAGCCGGCAATCAGTTCATTGTCGTCCTGGAATTCATTAGCCGTACCCTTCTTGGGATGTGCAACCAGTAGGATAACCACCTGATACTTCATCGCTATAGCCTTAAGCTTACCAACGAAATTTGATTGGGCCAGATACAGGTTATTCTGTTCAGTCACCCGTTCCATTGCCGTCATGAGATTATCAATACAGATAAACTGTACGTTGTTCTTGACGATGATTTTCTCGATAGTCTCCGGCAGTGTTTCAAATTCCGACCCTTCATCCGTGAGGTAATTGTTGTCATAAATAAACGCACGTCCTCTGTACCATTCGTTTATGCTCTTCACGACATCGGCAGGAAGCTCATAATCATGCTGGCCCCATTTATCGTTTCTCTCGACAATGTTAGAATCACCGGCAAGCTGATAGTTCAACCAGCGTTTAAAGTGGAAATCTGCAAGCTCTCCGGAATACACAAACACATTTCTGTTTTCTTCCAGGGCCGAGCACACAATCTGGCTCATAACCGTAGACTTCCCATCACCACGCTTGCCGGTGAGAATAACCAGCTGGCCCATAGCCATTCCCTTGATTGTTTTGTCAAGCTCCACGATTCCGGTTTCTATCTTGTCAATCTTGTTGATGTCAACATCCTGCACATCGGCCAGGTCTTTTACATTCTCCAGCCGTGGAAGTTCTGCGTTCTCTATGCAAGCCTGAACTGCTTTCTTCCCATACTTCCGCAGGATATCATTGGCATCCTTCTCTCCGAGATAATCCTTCACCCGTACAGCCTTGACGACCACTTCTTTCGGCAACCTGGCAGACAGAGTATCTAGCAGAGTTATTTTCCCGTGC